GAACTACCAAACCCATCCATACCACTTGTTCCTGAACTACCATCTGTTCCAATTCCATCTGTTCCTGAAGTTCCTGAACTACCATCTGTTCCACCACCAGTCGTTCCAGTTAAGTATCTCCCATCTAAATCAACAAAATAAACATTTCCATCGTTTCTATGTCCTGTTAAAATTCCTGTTCCTGTATCAAATGTTAAACCAGTTGTATAAGTATCTCCTACTGATAAACCATCAAGTATATAATCTTTTATATTATCTAATGTTGAATACCTTGCATTACTATAAGTAGATTTATCTATTACGAATAAAGTTGTTCCTGTTGGTGTTGGTTCAAATGTTAAATTTCTGATCCTTGAATCACTCATATCTATTTATTTCTTTTTTCTATTAATATATATAATTTAATTTATTATTATCCTATCATATGGAGCATCAGTTAAAACATAATCTCCCAAATCATTTTTCAATAAGAAGAAAGTTTCAAATGAACCTTCATCCAAAGTATCGATTTCTTTTAATAAGGTAACCTTACTGGGTCCTGTCTTAGTTGGATCATAATTTACCTTTTCTAAATAATATACCTGTCCATCTATAAAAATTCTATTTCTAAAATCCAGGTTTAGTATATCATTTATAGTTAAGTTGATATAGTATTCTACTATTCTTGCATCTTCGTGTATTAAATTTCCAATATAATTCTCCCAAAAAACTTTATATAATCCTCTTTCATTATCGTAATTGGATAAACTAAAAGTTTCCCCGGTGGTTTCATAATTCAAATCAAATGACTTACCACCCATTATTTTTGCATGAGTTGCAATTGGAACACCACTTATAGATTTATTATATGTTGTTCCACCTGAAAATTGTCCCAATCTATATTGAGCATGATCTCTATATATAAACCCAAGAAGAGGTTTATATTCTCCTCTTTCGTCAAACCAAGTATGATCACTTTCTTCACCATATAACATTGGATAAGGTCCTCTTGAATTGTTTTTCATCATATAACTTTGATAATCAATCTTAATAGATTGTTCTTCATCTAAACTAGAATTATCTAATTTAACTCCCTTTGATCCATATATATCATCGTAAATATTTTTATATTGTTGTGAATAAAAATCTTCACCTTCACTCAATTCAAATACCATATCTTGTGATATTTCATTATTTAATGTTTTTATAGTTATTCTTTTATTGTAATCCACTTTATCACTCCAATTTATAGTTTCACCTGCTCTAAAAAATTCATCTCTCGGTTCTATATTTAATCTTTTACTATCTACCTTATCAGCCCAAATATATAAATTAGCAATCTTTATATGATTTTTCATAAAATCACTTTGTTTCATATCTGGTATTATCTCATTAATTTTAATATCAGCAGAATTGGTGGTAATACTTTCATCCAATTCTTTAACAAATATCAACTCCAATGATGCACCATTACAACTAACATTAACAACTTCACCAATACAAGGATCCGTTGGTGTATATCCCTCCATACCATAAACACCAGGTATAATTCTAATCCAAAACATATCACCTTCTTCAACATCTTCAATACTAATTGTCGCATCAAGAAAACCAGATGAACCACCTGTTGCCATTCCTAAATCTGTTGAAGTCCAATTTCGTAATGTGCTAAATAAACCCTGTCTTGATCTTTTTATTTGATAATTGGTATCTACTGCACAAGGTTCTCCAAGTAATTCATAATCACCACCACTATCATCAGTTATATCTATTTTTATATTTAATTCGTAGTTTCCTTCAACAGGTGCTCTTAATCCCTTTGTAAAAATTGTTGTTGAACCTGATGGGAATACATCATCATAAGTTTCATCGGGATCAATAGTATAATAATTATTATATACACCATTAATAACACAAGATGTTAAACCCAAAGGACCATCCCAATTAATTCCTATTCCAGTGGAAAAACCACCATCACTATTATATTGTGCCAAGTTAAGATTTTGAAATTCATTTGATTTATTGTATAAATTCAACATATTTGTAAAAAAACCAGCATATGATACACCATCAAAGTATTCACTATTATATGTAAAACCACTACTTTCATAAAATAATCTATCTAATATAGATCGTTGATAAACAGCAGGATATAATAAATTACTTGTAGTCGTTAAACCAATTGGGTAAGTGCCATTTACATTGTATCCATAATCTATTATAGGGTAATCATAAACATTTGTAAATGTTGAATTTAACTCCATCCTATCCCCGATTGTTTGTGGGTTTAATATATGATCACCTACATCATAAGTATTACCTTGAAAAGTAAAACCACTTGAAAAATCTAAATCACTCAATTTCTTTTCCCCTAAATAATCAAAGAAATTTTTAACCTCATCAAATAAATTTATTTCATAAACAACCTCATATTTAGTCCCAACAAGTAACTTAGTAATCTTTTTCAAAACTAAAAACCCATCTAAAACTGGATTTTTATTTACCAATAATACCGCATCGTGTTTCCTTGTCATCTTAAAATCAAAATTCTGTCCTTTGATTTCGTATAAATGATTGAAAATCAGGTTGTTGTTTTTAGTCCCAAGGACTTTTATCGTTTTACTAAACGATGCCTTCCTTGAACCAACATCCTTTATATCACTTATATTAAATGTAAGCGGTATACCAAATTCATCACTATCTTTAGTATTTATATCTAATGACCCTACACCCTTTACTAAAATTTCTATAAAATTCACCATTAAGAATTGCTTAATTTTTGATACGACATTTCATATGATATTGTATAATTGAATAATTTATCAGTTAAAACTTTCTTTTCTACATACGAAGTATTAGTTATTATTATAGGATATACATTTCCATCTTCTATAATATATACATCAGTTGAACGAAAAAGTTCCATCAAATCTGTTGATTGATTATCGTTCAACCAACCAGTTAAAACCTTATTAGTTTCTTGACTTTGTATGTTTATATTCTGTCTTCCCCTGTCACCAATAGAATAATTATATTGTGTAGAATTTATACCATAATAATTTGATTTGACCTCACTACGACCTGTCTTGAAAGATTTTGTTTTTGAAAATCTTGCTGTAAATGTTTCATATGTAGATAAATCACCAAGATATAAAAATTCTACACCATCCCATCTATAACAATCATGGTCTAAATAAATTCTTTTTGTTTCACTTGATACATCTGATCCATCTTGTAAATGAATATCGTAATAAATACTTGTTTCATCTAAAAGATCACCTACCACTGGTAAAGTTGTTCCACTATTGATAATCAAACCAGCATTACTCATTTGATTAATTTGAACTGGACCAATTGGTATAGTAAATATATTTGGTAAAGTGTAACTGGATGGAAATTCATTAAAACTATATCTATTCAAATATGATCCATTATATAAATCTAAAACTACTGTATCCCAGTTAGAATTATTACTACCAAATGGTCCCTTTAACGCATTAATAGACCCATATTCACTCAATTTATATTTCCTTGAAGATTTTTCACTTAAAAACTGACCAGTTGATCCAGTCATAGTATAGTCATCCATATCCCAGAAGTCTCCATATTGTTTAACCCCCCTAAATACAGTCCTCATATCTGTATCAAAATAAGTATCCCCTGATGTTGAACCAATATATTCAGTAACACGAAACCAATAGTGTAAGATACTTTCATCTGCGGATTCTATTTTGGTAACATTGTAATTATCTTTATTTGAACCAATACTATCACTCAATATCATACTAAAATCATATATACAATAATTATTGTTGTCAGTATCAGGGTAAATCCATATATCACTATCATTACCATACCCATCTGTAAGTGTAACTTTATATCTAAACCCATTTTCAGTTGCGAAAGATGAATCAAAAACTATTGGAACAGGATTATTAACTGGTGTTATATATTCTGGAACTTGTATCAACGATAAACTCATTTTATATTTTTATTTTTTTTATCTATTATTGAATTCTCTAATGAATTCATTAATGTTATTCTCTATATCATCACGGGCACTATCCTCAATTATATCATTTAATTCATCTACATTATCATACCAATCCATTATAAATGTTGGGACATCCCTCTGTGTAGTTCCTTTACGAAACCATCTATCACTAAACTGCCCATAATCCTTAAATGAAACATATAGAAATTTTCTATTGTCCTCTAATTCTGTATAAGGTTTAATAGATTTCCTCAATTCGTCTGTATCGATATGACCCTGGTCCATAAGAGTATCTCTCATTTCTCCACTAACAAATTCTCCATACTTTATTAAAGCATTATTTAATCTTTTCCAATGTATCCTTGCCATTATATTCCATAAATTGTTTTACACATATTACCATCATCGGGTATAGATATATTCAATACAATCTTGATACCTGCCACGTAGTCTGCCCATTTCATATGAAAACTTTCAAAATTTATTATAGTCCCTGTATCTTTTCTAAAATAAAAACCAAATTCATCTTCCTTGTCTCGTAAGTAATTCACAAAAGGTATTCCTGTTTCCACCATATCGCTTATAGTATCCAATTCGTTTGAACGATCCTGATAAGTCAAATCCACAAAATACAAATCTATATTCAAATTTAACATACCATTTTGATAAGTATGATTTTTATATAAAGGATCAATTATACATAAAGGATATTTCCTGGCTGTTGTAGCGACCTCATAAACTGATTCCACTACACTTTCACTAACACCTGATAAGGCGATAGTTGCCATTTTTTCTAAAACTCTCTTATAACTTTTCAACATAGGTTTCTAATTCTTTTTTATAGGCTAAATGAGCATCATACTCATTATCAAAATAACCAAGATATTTGTATTTTCCATTTATATAAATGGACGATAACCATTTATTATCCCGTTTAGACCAACTCACACCAAGATATTTTGAAGATGTTTTAGTTTTATCTTTTGACTTAATGATATTATATCTTGGATTAAGTAATTGTAAATTATCTATATGATTATTTGATTTATCTTTTTCTTTAATATGATCTACCTGTAATTTCATACCATTTCTTTTTCCTGAACCAAAATGATCCCACACTAATAAATGTATCTTAAAGATTTTCTTTTTTCCTTCCTTTGATAAATTTACATTATAATAACCAACTTTATCTTTATTTGGTTTTAATATCCTTTCCTTACTGAATTTCAAACTTTTTACTTTACCACAATTACTTATATGGTATTCACCTTCATAACCATTTATATCTTTCCATTTCATATTTATATATATAATTTATTTTGTAATTTTTTAATAAATTTCTATCTTATTTCGTAGATAAGATATTATGTTGGAACTACCAGTTCCTATAAAACCATAACATATTATATTTAATAGTATATAACCAGTTATATCAAAACTAATTAATAAACCAACGAATATACCAACATATAAACTTATACAAGTCTCACAACTGAATAAACCATTTAGAAATTTACTTTTTGAACTCAACCAATCAATCGGGTTCCTTAAAATATACTCATTTACCAATATATTAGAAATTCCCCAAGTCATTAATATAAAAATCCACAATTCCATATCAAATTTTATTTTTTATAACACGATTCCACTAAAATAACTATCATCTTTATCAGGTTTAGTATAGTAATCTAATGATTGAGGGTTATAATCACGATATTCAGGTATATTATCCTTATTTTCGCATAGATAAGACTTTAATTTGTTAGAATAATACTCAAAATCGTCATTTAATTCCTGTCTCATCTTGTTTAAGATAGTTATATCCACTGTTACATCCGTATCTCCCTCCTGATTTACAATACCTTTATTACGGATTTTAGCATAAACCCACAATAAAGTCCTCTTTTCTGCTGATTTAATAAGAGTATTAAAGATATAATCATCAAGTAAAGTCTTATAATAACCTGATACTGTTGAACCTGTAATCATTTGTTCCAATTTATCATACAACCTTGTTCCTATAATCGCCTGTATATCAATTTGTTGTCCGTCATATATACTATTTTCTAATAAAGATGGCTCCGTCGCGTAATTTATTGTAGTATATTCTTGTAAATCATTTACACTTATGAAAAAAACTCTATCTGTCATTGTTTTTATTTATTTTTTTATCCAATTTTTTGTAGTTTGCAATTACATGCATCTTCACAAAAACTCGAATAGGGAGCAGTTGCGAAATTTGTAATTCTATCATCACCAAAATTCATACCTGTTGGGATCCCTGGAATTCCTATATGAAGCCAATTACCCAAAGTCCTTGTCTTACCATTTCTTTCTAAGCAAACTGGACAATTGTCCTTTTCACCAGTAGTAATCCTCCACATATATTTTGAATTCAAATCCGCCTTTGGTATATTCACCGCAGCATTTCCTTTATCAATTGTCCTTACACCAGCAAAATCCTTTTTAAATTCAACCTGTTTAACAATTATACTTTCATCGTTTTCAATTATATCATCTTCATCAATTATATCATCTTCAATGACTTCATCTTCAACTTCCAATGGTTCATAACCAACAATTTCTCTCATCTCATCACGGGTTAGTATTTCTTTCATTATATTTTCACTAAATTCCATACTCAATGGTTTATTATCAAGAATATAAATATCGTTCATACCATTTATCAACATTATTTTCTTAAACGTTTCTAAAACCTTTTGTTGTTCTGGTTTAACCACTGTATTAAAATATAATTCATAATTCTGTAATATATCACTAGACGAACCCAATTTCCCTGGGGTTGATATACCTACTAAATTTTCATTTACTACCTTGTGCCCTATTAATATTTGTTGTAGTGTTGTTTTATTTAATAAGTCATAGAGTTTATCAGCGTTCGATGTTTCAAGAATAGTAACCTCTGGTTTTGATTCTCCCTCTGCATCATAAAAGGCAAGAATAAACTTACTTGCGTTATTCGTTCCTTTGTATTTATCATCAATCTTTTCCTCAATCTGTTTTCTTTCCTCATTTGTAGTTTCCCCAACTGGGAAACCAAAAAATATACTCGGGGTCATACCATTTTTAAGATTATTAAAGTGGAAATTTGCAATCTCTGTATCAATATGAATCCATTTAGTAGATGCAATGTAATCTGGGTAGGAATAGTAATCTAACCCCGGAGTATATCTTACAATTGGAATAATCTGTCTTGATTCCTTATTCTTATCATTTAAAACTGGTATCCCAACTGGAATATATTGTTCTTTTCTATAATTACTCCAATCACGACTATACCAGTAAGTATCTATTCTGTTTTTATCATTTACTTTACCCCAACGGATTTTTGTGGCATCTATATGGTGGATTTCGGCAATCTGTTTGTGTCCTTTCCCCCATAAAACCTCAATATAAGCAAGTCCATATAACTCAAAGTCCATAGAACATTTCTTATATATCTGATCCATTGTTTCAAATTGATTTGGTTTATTGATAAATTTTTCTGTTTTTTCACTAAACCCAACATCTTCAACTTGTTTTATACCATCTCCCACCATCATACGAGTTTTACTCTCTATAATAGCATTGTGTATCCCAGATTTATTAAATAAAGTTAGTAATTCATCTGGAAATTTATTATCATCACCATATTTAACCCAAGATAAGTTATTCTGCTCATTAAACGATGGTAAAACGATGTCATTTTGATAAGATAGTGCTGAAAACATAAATCTACCTTCATTTTTTTCTGTTTTTAATTCCATTTCATTTCGTTATTTTTTATATACATAAGTCGTTTTTGTATCACCGTAAGATGTATCTGTTGGTGAATTTTCAACATTATCTTCATCATCAAAGACGTAACATTGACCAGTTTTTAATAATTCATCTTCTTTATATAAGTTATATTTATACCAACCTTCATTTATATTAATCACATCTCTCGTTGATGTATATAAAGGTCCTTCCCAACTGGTAGATGTTAAAATTAAACCATCACCCGAACAACCTATACCATGCCAATTGTGTTGTAAAGTATCTGCAATCCAAGTAACTCCATAATCATTAGAATAATAAATATAATGACCTGGGTTTATACCATACGAAGTCGCATACATATATTTCCCATCTTCACTCATAGATATATTATTCCATCGTTGTGTTATATTAATATCTGTCCAAGTTTCTCCATAGTCATTGGAAACTTTTAATATACCATCCCACTCTCCTATTACTTGATATTGTCCTGTTGATGAAATACTTGATGCGAACCAATATCCATCTATATCCCATCTGTTCCAAGTTTCTCCATAAGTATTTGACGTATAGATATGTTCCCCAAGTGCAAGAGCAATTTGATATTGTCCTGTTGTAGATATACTTACACTTTTCCACCATTGTTCGGTTAAAATTGGATCAAATGAATAACCACCATCAGTGCTTCGATATACAAATCCCTCACTATCACAAGCAAGAATATACATATCAACACCTATCTCCCTATCTAAACCTGATATGGCAACATTGGTATAATTCCTATCTACACCTGTTAAACCAACCCAATCTTCACCATAATTTGTAGACATATAAATATCACCTTCCCAACCAACAGCAACTTGTATTGAAGCACTATCAGTCATATCTACATTGTGCCACATTTGTTCTGTCCCTACATCTTTCCAAGTTAAACCATAATCACTTGATATGATTACATAACCACCTCTAATTGAAGTTGTTTGATACTGACCTGTTGATGATAAGACTACATTATTATATCTTTCATCTTCTCTTGTTTCAACCCAATCTATTCCCCCTGTTGATAAAGTAGATATTGTAAAAGTAGAATATGTATCAACATATCTACTACTATCTTTTAGAAAAGTATATTCTGTTGTATCACCAACCAATTCAAATTTGTAAATATCATTTTCTACCAACCCATCTTTATCTATGAATAAATGAAAATCTGTTGAACCACTATAAAAAATTCTTATACTCATTTTGATTAATTGTTTTTTCTTATCTATATATATAATTTTATTGGTTTTGTTATATAAAACCCCATAAAAACTATAAAAAACCCCACAAAAAAAGGGGTTTAACTCAATAAACCCCTTTTCAATATGAAAAAAATAAAAAATTACCACAAAGGTAATGTTTTTACCAATCAGTAATAAGTGTATCTCCTATTGCTGTTGTGTATGCTTTGTATGATTCTGTCCCTGTGAATAACAAGGTTTCACCATTTAATTCTTCTAACAGAGTTCCTGATTGACTACCGGCTGATGCAGCTAACTGCATACCCATATCCGTTCCAATAACCCAAGTTATATCGTTTCTATCTTTAATGAGAATAACTAAATCCCCTTTTGATAATTCCATTATTTCATTTCTTAAAGTAACACTCATTCTCCTGAAAATTAAATTCACTTGAGGTGTCCAATGGACAGTCGCAACTATTCCATCACCTACAATTGGTTCAGTCCAGTTCGAATTATCCTTTAAGAAATCATATGTGTATCCTGTGTATCCGGCATTAACAGATAATGCTGTTATATCTCCATCAACCACAGTCATATTATCAAGGTCCAATCCTGCTTTCTCAAAAATGCCTACTTTTTTAATACCTCCATAAGAACTATCACATCCTTTTGTGTATCCTTGATTGCTTATGCATCCCATTTTTGTTTTTGTTTTTTTTTTTAATAAGGGGAAAATCAATCCCCCTTATTTATTCCTTGATATATTTTATAAATCTGGATTGTTATGTGTTACCATCCAATCGAATTCAAAACCAAAACCAAGTTTGAATTTACTTTCGATTAATACTTGACTTTCTTTTCTTTCGAACCAAGCATCTATATAAGATGTTTCGTCAAGTAAGTCTGTTGCGAATATCATATTTGATAAAGGAGTTAAAATAAAATTATCTGTTCCTCTTAACGCATGTAGTCCCATAATCTTTACACCATCAACATCAATAGTAGTCTCTAACGTCTTACCATCAATACCAATGTTATAATTCACATAGTTTTCTTTCTTTTGAGCATTAACTACTAATCTGTAATTAGCAACACTCATAAACATTACTAAGTCTTCCTTAGTATATACTCTCTCATCGCAAGCGGCAATCATAGCTTCTACCTTTGCCATAATTGTTGTCACTGTTGATGGTCCTGATGCAGCCGCCACATAAGTAGTTTCTGTTGAACCACTAATGAAACTTAACCAACCATCCGCTTGTGATAAATTACCAACTCCACTTGTAGTATTTCCTAACCAAGCAATTCTATCAATTTCACTAGTCATCTTTTCAGTTTTAAGTGATACGATAAATTGTTCGTAAGGGAATGTTTCAGGTTTCGAACCAATTGATTGCTGACCTAAATACTTATCGTCAAAATCAGTTGGACATAACTCCTCTTGGAATTTCACTGGACTAATTGGAATAGTCACCTGATCAAAATTAGTTGATCCTGATGTTGACCATCCACAACTATCTGCTTGTAAATAAACATCATTGTCATTTCTAGTGAGTTTGAAATCATGCTTCTTACCTACAATCACCTGAATACCAGGGATTTGTAAAGTTTGTGCCTTATAAATCATTTCACCGATTAAATCTCCACTTTGGTCGATATACTCTGCTAAACCAGTTACATTAAAACCAAAATCATATTTTTTGTTTGCCATTGTTTTATTTTATTTTTTATTCACTAATTTTCTTAATGAATCTAAATGCTCTAACCTTTTTTCTAATTGGGTTAGTTCTCTTGTTTCCGTTGGTTTCTGTGTAATACTTTCTACCTCTGGTTCTGCGTTTAATTTTTCAATTTCCGCTTTTAGTTTAACTTCTTGTTTATTAAACATTTCTAATTTCTCTTTAAGTTCATCTACAATGACTTTAATTTCATTATACTTTTCCTCAAAATTGACTTCTTCTAACGCTTCTTCTTCTGGAACAACCTCTGGTGTCTCATCAACTACGATAGGTGTATAAACACTTATCACCCCATTAACTACACTGAAAGTATCCCCATTTTCTAAAACATAGTCTCCATCTTCAATTAAAATTTCCATCGCTTCGTCTGTAAAAACAGCAACCTCTGCTCCCAACTCTCCATCATAATATACAATCGTGCCATCTTCCAATGTTGATTGACTTAAAATTATTTCTGGTTTGTCTTCTACTACTTCTGGTTCCAATTCTACAACATCTACAACATCTACAATTTCTTCTAACTCAACAACATTAGTCGTTTCGTCAATTTCTTCTACTGTCTCCATATTTAAGATTGATCTAATCTTATCAAATACAGTCTTGTAATTCTTGTCCATATGAATATATTGTTTTTTACTTGTTACTTATATATATAAAAAGTGTGATTTCTTTATATTTTCCTAAACAATTGGGAAAATTAAAATATAGATTAAAGACTATCAAGTAAGTCTTTAATCTGTTGAACTTTACGTTCATCTTTCGATAAGTGTTTACTATATTTTTCACTTAAATAAGCTTCCACACTTAACCCAGTTATTTCACCACTTTTGATTTTCTCTTTAATGTCCTCATTATCAATCTTATACGCAACCGCCCAACTACCATTAGGTATATCTGTAAAACCATACTTGGTCATTAATTGATCCTCCTGATTTTCTACAAGCCACGAGTAAATTAAATTTACACCTTGGATTTCATTGTCGTGTTGTTCCGTTTTATTCTTAAAATTTTCACTCATAAGAAATCCTTGTGATAATTTTTTAATAGTTTCAGCACTGAACCATACATAGTATTCCTGGTTTGTTTCAGGATCATATCTATATATTCTTTTTTCAGCAATCAATGCCGGTGAAACAATTATTCCTTCTTCTATTTCTTTACCAAAGGTGTAATTGTTTCTATCATCACCAAAATATACTAATGACTTTTCGATAGCAGCGTATGAAACGAAGCTCATAGCACTCAAACCATCATTTTCACCATCAACTATTAATTCTATTTCTTTAAGTTGTTTTTTCATTTCGTTTGTTTTGTTTTTTGAGTTTCCACTTATTCAATTCCTTTTTCCATTCATCAGTAAATCTTACTGGTTCCCCTTTTTCGATAATAAGAACCTTGTTCTCTTTTATCAATTCTAACAATTTTTCATTCATTATAAGAAACTTTCCTGTTCTATAACAGACACTTTATTTTGAACTTCAGTAATATCACTTTCACTAACATAAACCTTCTTATTATTTATACCATTAACGATTTGTGATATACTTGCTGAACTTAACCTAACTGAACCATCACCAGTAGAAAAATCTGCACCTCCACCGGCTACGTTTGCAATTGAAGCCATATTTCTTAAATCTGGGGACGCCATAGATGAATTATTAATAACACCCTCACCACCTTCAAGTTCTCCGTATGGTGTAAGTATTCCACCTTGTGCATGTGATGGTCCTTGTAGAACACCACCCTTGGCGAACTCAACTCCATTTATCTTTGCTAATGAAGCAGCCCCCATCGCAGCAGTTGCAACCGATGCAGCAATCGCAAGTGCCTGACCCGCAACTGGTATAGTAGAATAACCTGCTGTAAATCCCATTATCGCCCTTGCTGTATCTATTATAACTTGTGCTGATGCGAAAGCCTTATAAGCAACAGTGTTTTCTTCAAATAAAGAAGCCATATTACCAAGTGTTTGTGAAGCCGATGCTAAATTTCGTGCATCACTCGCTCTTTTTTCAGCGTCAATTTTTTGTTTGGATTTTAATGATTCCTTATCTATATCGTGGATATTTCTTTCGTGTTCCTTTTTCAAAAATAGTTTTTCCTCATTAGTGAGTTTTTCATTTTTCAATTCTAATTCGAATCGTTCCTTTTCTTGGTCCTTTAATTGTTCGTAAAACTCTTCATCGGTTTCAGCGTCTTCTAATTTCCATTCATTTTCTAAATCCTTTTTCCTATCTCTAAACTCCTGTAATCGTTCTATCTCCAATTCATTTAACTCATCTTGTTTAGCAACTTCGGCTTCTTTATCAGCAGCCTCCTGTTTCCTTAAAGTGTTGGCAAATTTCATATTCTCTGTATTTCTAACAGCCGCATCAGTTCTTAACTTATCAAGTTCTGCTTCCGCGTTCATAATCGCTATTAAATCTTCATTAGTAGTTTGTGTTTGTTCTTTATCAAGTAACATCAACTTAATCTTTTCCTCCTGTAAAGAAATAGCCCTATCTTGTTCCTCTTGTATCAATTCGTTCATTCTATCACTGGCAGCAATTCTTTCGTCCATACTTTTTGTTTCATCTTCACGAACTCCTTTTAATTTTTCCAATTCTAATCTATTACCAGCAACGTATTTATTTAATTCTGCTTCCGCAAGTTTCAATTCATTTTGTTTCTTTACATATTTATCGGCAGCCGTAGTTGATTCCTCAAATGTTTTTACTATTTCTACACCAATTTTCTTTACTTTACCAGGTAAATCATCTATACCTGTTGTGGCTTGTAAGATACTCTCACCTACCTTTTTACTATTTTCTTTAACACCTTCCCAATCCAATTCGAAAACTGATTCCAATGTTTTCCCAAGAAATTTGAAAGTATCTAACCAACCATTAATTGAAGTCATTAACCAATTTTTAACCCCATCAATAAAATTTTTCAAACTTTCAGTGGGATTATCAAAAAGACCACTGATAGCTTCTTTCATTGGTAATATAGATTCAAGTAATTTATTAAATAATATACTCATTGTTCGAGTTGCCTTATTCATAAAATCCATTACCACTTGATTCTCTTTGAGTAACGAAAACAATCCTGCTATCAAACTTAAAACCAACCCTATCCCAGCCGCCTTTATCGCCATACCAATACCCTTAAAACCAGACGCCATCGCTCCTAATCCACCTTTGGATTTTTTCCCAGCCTTACCTACATCATCTAACTCCTTACCAGTCTTATCAAGGTTTTTATTTAACCCCTTCAAATCCTTGTTGGCATCATCAGTATCTATATCAACTTTAATCTTTATATCTTGTGCCATCTTTATCTTTTATTTTTATCAAAAATGATTTCAGCTATACCAACAAAACTTAAAGATATAAATTTATCTAATGTTTCAAATTGTATAACCAATTCATTTGATTTTTCTTTATCCTGGTTTTTCATATATTATTTTTTTTCATATATAGATTTCTCACGAATTAACGACATCCAATTTAAAACTTCAAGTAATTGTTTCTTACCTATCAAATCTATCTTGGTCAAATCTCCATCTACTAAATTATATAGAACTAAAAACCATCCCCATTTCTTATAATAACTTTCTATTCTTGTGTCCTCTAAATCATCGTCTCCATCTGGGTTTTCTTGTCGTTCGTTGAATAATCCAGAATAGTTGTTATATATTTCGTTCTTAAATTGATAAAAAAAAACAACGCTCCTAAAACCTTATCCATCATCATATTGTCCTTAAAGAATTCTGCCCTCTGTTTTATATTTATAGAATTATATTCCTCCTCCTTTATATCCCTTTGATAAAATCTTTTCTTTATCATTGGACGATATAAAATTGCCATTATGATATGTAGATTATCTATTATACTATCCTGATCCTTTGTTAGTTCCTCTAAATCTATAAACATTTCAAATCTCATACTATCCAAATTCCTATCAAAAACATAAGTATCTTTTTCTATCTTTACAGCATCTACAAGATCATATTTTTCTTTATCAAAGAACTTTAATAAATTATCTGTGATATTTTTAACATCACCTATATCCATTAGATTAATCATATCCTTACTTATACCAGTCAAGATATTTATGTAATCTAATATATCTTTCTTTTCATCTAACTTGATTTTATTTAACTCCTGATACTTACCTATCGTCAATTCCTTAAAATCGTTAGGAACAATAAATTTTTTATTTTTTATTTTAATTCTTATCATTACTCTTATATATATAATTTTTTATAAATCATTCCATTCCTTTAACCACTTTCTAAATTTAGAAAGTTCTCTTTTCTTTTTCTTAACCCTATGGTTGATTTCCCGACATTTGGGTATCCTATTCTTTGGATGTGGTAATTCTATTCCCATAACTATTTGATTTTTTTTTATTATGAACTTATCTTATATTTACCATCATATCCATCTATATCTTTCCATTTTTCCATTATGCTCTCCCTTTCGTAATCTTTTTGAATGTTTGCCACACTCTCGATACACAAGTTCCACAAGTAGGTTTATCATTTCTTAAATAAAATCTGTTATATAATCTAAACATTTCATCTAACTCTTCCCTTGTTGCATTGGTCTTACCCTTTAATTGTTTCATCAAATCTACTATCTGTGGGAATAATTCATCTCTATCCTTTTGTAGTTTAGTCCTTGTATCTATAACTGGTTCAGGTTCAGGTTGTTCTGTTTCCATCTTTTCTTTATAATATATTTGAAATTCTTTCCACTTTAAATCCGGAACATCAATCCCCTTATCCTCTAAATTTTTTATCATTTCATTCTTTTTCATATTATTTAATTATTTTTTTCAATTCCTTCACTATATCTATAAATTTTACAACTAATGTTTGTTTTGGTATATCGGCATCAATAGAAATTTTCTTTACACTATAAGATGGTGTGTTTATTTTTTTATTCAAGTAATCAAAATATAAAACCTTATAAACAAAAAATTCATCAACATCATCCAACGCATTATCTATATCTGCTAAACATACCAATTGATCCGGTTCGTCCTGTTCCTGTTCCTTTTCATATAAACTTGTATCTATATCACTGAATTTCATTCGGTTATACTTCCAGTTATAAGGAGCAGTTGGTTGAGTGGCATTGATATAAAATATCCCATAGATATACTTAAACGCATTTCCATCTCGTATCAACCTTGAAGATTTTTTCTTATCCATTAATAAAAAAGAAATTAAAACGTGATGGAAAATATCATCCCACTCATTAGATTTTATTTTAGATAATCTTTTTCTCAATTCAAGATAATTATTTTCAATCCAAACCGATGTGTTTAACATACTTAAACTTATCATTTTTTATCAAAGAACATAAGTTCTAATTCGTTTTCTTTGTATTTCGAAATACATTCTCATCATAAGACAATCTGTATAATCTGGTGATCTTCCAATTTTCAATTTAATCTTATCTTTTGATACTACTTGGGTTTTACCATCAGTATCTATATTTACTGTTTTAATTGTTTGTAATTCTTGTATGATTTCATCCTTAAATTTATCTATTAATTTTATTTCATTGACTTTTTCACTCAATTTGTAGAAACACTGTGATCTTAAATTCATATAATTTTCTTTATTCAAAGCACTACTTCCACCTTTGAACGCGACACAACCTTTTAAGTAATCAGCTACACCTATACCCAAACCATCAGCATCAATAATTACATGCTTAATTGGAACTTTGAAAACAGACATCTTCTCTTTAATAATTTTTACAATTTCAGGTGTTATTATTTTAGTATAAGAATATATATTCACTACCTCCAAACCATTCCATACACAAATAACTGTTTTATCTTTTCCCACATTTGCAACATCACAACTTATATATTTTTCACCTGGAACAATATCATTATAAAACATTTGTAAAATATCATCATAAGAGAATAACGACGCATCATCATCACTATAATCCCAACTCCCATATAATAACCTACTTTTAGTAACCCCATCGAGTGTTTGTTCAAGATTTTTAATATAGGTTTCACTAACATATTTATTATCTTGTGGTAATCCAAGAACAACTTTTCTAAATGGTGGAAGTGTTCCTTCCATAAATGGTTTATAGTAATCTGTATATAACCAAGTTCTACTTGGGTTAGTTACAAGTAATAATTTAGGAACTAAATTATATTCTATCAACATATGAGATAATCTAGTTTGTAATTTTCCAATAGCGTCATTAGAAATCTCACTAACTTCATCAACCACAGCCGCCGTCAAGGATAAACTCATTATACGATCAAAATTGGGATCACTAGGGTTTGAATATAATTCCAAAAAGAAAATTTTTGATCCATTATTGAAGGTGATAATCATATCACTTCTATTGAAAGTATAGTGTTCATCTTCTTTTAATTTATATATTCTAAAAAATTCAAATAATGTCTGTAATGTGGTTTTTTTTAGTGAAGATAATCTAGCTCTACAAATTGCCATATGTATATTGGGATACATTAAACAATAAATAGTCACCCAAGATACTGCCAAAAAACTTTTCCCACTCCTAACTGATCCACCGAAAAGTAATTGAGTGGTAGTTTTATCAAATAGAAATTCCCAAGCTTCGTATTGGATTGGTTGTGGTTCAAAGGTTATTTCCAACTTTATATCTTATCTTTTTTTATATCTCTATTTACTTTACTACAAAGTGGTTGAAAATTTGTATAATGATTCAATTTGGTAATTTCTTCTTCCGTCTTTGCTGATGATATAGGAATTATATGATCCAAATCCCAACCAAAATTTAATTCTCCATTATACTTACCATAATTATCCCAGTTCATCCAGGTATCAAATTGTAATTCAATATAGAATTCAAATAATTCATAATCACAACCAAGAATTTCGTGAGTTCTTGATTTTTTAGTATATTTTTTATTCTTAAAAGAATTCCATATGTTCTTCCTGATATTCGTAGAAATTCGATATAAGTTGTCATCTTTCATTCTTTTTTTATGATTAAGAATTCTTTTTTGTGGGTTTTCTTTTTGGTATTTTTTACTTTTTTCTATATAAAAATCTTTATTTTCATTATACTTAATTCTATATTTTTTATTTATAACTTCTTTATTTTTTTCATAATATAATCTATTTCTTTCTATTTCTTTCTCTATATTAATTATCCTATATTCTTTTTGATAATCATTTCTTTTACCTTTTTTATTACTTAAAATTTTTTCTTTATTTTTTTCATAATATAATCTACTTCTTTCTTTTATCCTATCTTTATTTTTTTCATAATATAATCTACTTCTTTCCTTATCTATTTTACTTGTTAAGTTTTTTAGGTTCATTACTGTCTATTCTTTTTTGTTCTGGTAAGATTATATTTAATTTTATTGGCTCTTCAAATTTAGTAGTTTGATTGATTTCGGTTCGTTCTGCCCATCCAAATTTCTTCCCTTTACTTTTTAGGAAATAAATAATAGATGTTTTATCATTATTTTTTATGTTTTCATATAATTTTGATGCAACCCATTCAATAGTAGCAACATCTATACTCTCTACATCATTCTTAAATGTTTCATCTTCACTCAACCATTTCTTATAAGTGTTAAATGATATACCTACTTGTTTCAACACAGGAGTAACAATACCAAGATTATTATTCATCCCATCAAGTATCTGTTCCTTTAATTTCTTAATCTTAAACTTACTTATTGATCTTTTTGGCATATTAAGTTATTTTATTTTCTTCTACATATTTTTTAATAAAATCATTTAGAACATCAGTCATATTATCCCCATTCAAATCACAAAACTCCTTGAAATCGTGCTTATTTTCCATAAGAAACATATATTTTTCTCCTTGTTTTTTTTTATTTAATCCAACACATCTTAAATTATATCCTATACTTCTATCATACGATTTTAGGTTTTTTATCCAGTAATGTTCTCTTTCGTTAGATTTTGATTTACTTATATTAGTTTCAATTATATCTCTCTTAAAGTTTTCCTTACCATATTTCCTTACCATTTTTTTTTAGTAGAGTTCCACTACCAAGGTAATTCTTATCATAATCGTATTGGGTATTTTCATCATCGTGTTTCCCAACATATATTTTACCATCTATTAAGTTAGTCGTCTTATATATTATCATATCTTATTTAATTTTTTATATATTCTTCTATTGATTTACGAATTATTCTACTTGGTATAGTTGCTTTTTCATCACATTTCTTTTTGAATTTTTCCCACAATTCATCATAGATTACAACTCCTCTCATTCGTTTTGGTTTATCTATCCCCATTTTAATTTTAATTTTTTTTTATATCGATACACCAAATTCAGTGATGTGGTTTAAAAGATTTTCATATTCTTTTTTTATTAAATATAAATCTTTAACTCTGTATTTTTTATCCATTTTTTTAGTAAATATATCTATATCAAAATAACTAATTGGATTATATGATATAAGATACCACCCTGGTATATGTTCTCCAATTTCTTTTTTGTGTGTATGATGAAAATTTCCTTCCCTATCCATACTTAAATAAGTATAGTGGGTTCTCAACCATTGAATATTATCATTATTCTTATTTGTTGCTTTGTATATTATCATCTATATATATCCTCCATTCCATTTTAATTTTAATTTATTTATATTTATATAGTAATTTACTAATGTCATTTTTTTCTATTCTTATTTTTTTCATAGTATTCTTTTCTTCTTTGTTTTTGTTCTTCCTTTGTCATTTTAATCCTGGGTTTTATTCCTTTGTTCCTTCTATATTCTTCTTGGTATTTTTTTATTTTTTCTTTTCGTTCGTCATCTGTTATAGTTGTTTGTTTTTTATAAGTGGTTATATTTTTTTCTTTATATTTTTCCCTTTCTTTTCTTTTTATTTCTTCTTTGTTTTTTTCGTAGTATTCTTTTCTTCTTTGTTTTTTAATTTCTATTATTTCTTCTGGTGATACATCTGGGATTGGTAGATATTCTTTTTTAATCTTTTTTTCTTTAACTTTCACTGGAACTTTTTCATACCAATCCTTCATTATCTTTAAGAATTCTTCTTTATTAATTTTTCTATTGATTTTAAGTGAAATTTGTGTCATATGTATATTATATCATTTTATATAAGATAGTGTCCCAGAATTAAAATAAAGTATATCCTGGTTTATTTCTGTGGTATTATTCTACGATAGATATTTTCTCCTATCTGTATTATAAGTATATTATCTTTATCGTGTGCTGATTTTATCAGTTCAAGTAATCCTGGTTTATTATTTAACCATTCTTCATATTCTGCGTCATTTTCAAATTTAAGTATCTTTTCGTTCATAGTTTAGTTATTGTTTTTTAAGTGATTTTTCAAAAAGGGCAAATCCCTTATATTATTATATTACATATAAAAGGCCTTTTTTCTTAATCTCTCTATATGTAATATAATAATATAAGGGATTTGCCTTTTTTCATTAAAATAACTTTTCATTATCATCTCTCCAATTTTTTTTCCTATATTTACTTATAGTTGGTTTTGATAAACCAGTTACACCAGATAATCCTTGATTAGTTATTTTAACTTTATCTTGAAGCCAAGTTATTCCATAATTTATTAAATTCTCATTTTGTTCTTCTTTTAATAAACCAATTCCTTTGTTAAGATATTCTCTTTCTATTTCAATCATCCTTTTCTTATCTTCGGGTTTTTTATGGTTATAGTAATTTACAGATAAGAATTTATATTCTTTATTTGTATAGAATAAACTTTTCCACCCTCGTTCTTTGTTTAAGATAATATATCTTGTTTCTTTTATGATATACTTTTCATTAAAATATCTTTTAAGTATCTGTAATATATCATTAATTTTCTTAACTGATAAATCATCTTTATTGAATTCTAAATTTTTAATTTGTTCTTTATATACAACCGCGGCACTTATGATTTTCTTTTTAAGTTTCTTGTATCTTTCATTATATTCTCCATTCTTTTTTAATCGTATTTTATCTTGTGTTGAATATACCATCCGTTTTTCTATATGGTAATTTCCATCATCACAAAACAATTCTTCAATTTCCCTTGATTCTACATTGTAAGGTGGGTTATAAGAAAAACTAACTACATTACTTAACTCTAAAACCTTTTGGAATCTATTATATTGGGTTTTTAATTTTTCAAATTTATCATCTGTCATTTTATATTGGTATTTCATAAATGGTAGAATAGATTTTGAATTTTTATAACCATTCAATTTATATAAAGTATATATTCTTGGTAAGTTATATTTCCAGTTTTCACCTACAAATTTATCATAAGTATTTTTACTTGGTTCGTTCCACAAGGGAACTGATATAATTTCTATACCTTTACGATAGATAGAATATAATTCATTATCTATTATATAATCACTACTATTATCTAAAACTAATTTACTATAATAACGATTTTCAATTTCTCCACTTTCTACTATTTCTTTCATATTTCTTGTTTTTTTTTATAAGTTGTGTATTTCAGTTTGGCTTACAAACCCTGTCTTTTTAATATCTCCATAGTTATCACCTAATCCTTTTAATCCTTTGGTTACTTGTTGTTTGAAATGATTAGCGTGTGATCGTTTAATGAGTTCAGTTATATAAGGAAAAGATTTTTCGTATTTTGGATTAAATTGTGGATACCAAATCATTACATCAACATAAGAAGACATCATAATATCATATCTCATATCTTCATCATAATAATTAAATCTACTATTTATTCTTTTACACATTTCAAACAACATCAATTTAAGTTTTTCTGTTGTCTTTCCATTTTCTTTTGAAATCATAATTTCTTTTCTTAAATCTTTATCATTAAGATACCTTTTCTTTTTAGGTTTATCTATTTTGATTTTCTTTACTCTTGGCTTACAACCTTTCTTTTCTCTTATCTTTCGGTTATATTCATTTATATAGATTCTTTGCTCTTCTGGTGTTTTCTTTACACGAGGTTTCCAATCAGGATTTTCTTTAAGTTTCTTTTCAACATACTTATCTCTCTGTATCTTTTTCTTACGGGCAACCTTTTCTTCTGGTGTTAAGTGGGAAAGGGTTTTTCTTTTATCGATTAATCTGGGTTTTTTATTTTTCCAATATCTATCTTTTCTTGCTTGTATTACTTCTTCTGGTGTTTTCTTCACACGAGGTTTCCAATCAGGATTTTCTTTAAGTTTCTTTTTAACATATTTTCTCCTAGCTTGTTCTTTCGTATCCAACTTTACTTTTCTTTTTTTCTTTACCTTTTCTTTTTTCTTGAAAAGATTTTTTATCCACTTTATCATATCTTAAAATAATTTTCTAAAATCACTTTAACTGATATATGACTTGCATAAATTTCTTGTATATAATCAGTCATTTCTTTTTTATCCTCGAATAATAATTGTTCTTTCAATAGATTTTCAATTCTATCCATATGATACTTTAATATGTCTATCTCTGTTATAACTTTCATCTTTTTAATTCTTTTTTAACCAAAATTCGTTCTTGGTATAGTGGGAGAACACTTTAGTCCTCCACCCGTTACTTTCTATTTTATAGATTTCTATTGAACCTTTACCTGATTCAATTACTTTTCTAATAAATTTATTACACTCCTTTTTAGTATATTCCTTTGGGCTAGTAAAGGGGTGTGGGTTATAGATTCTTATTTTATACATCATCAGTCCTTTCATCTAAATAATTTTTTAATCCTTCAGCAGATTTTATTATACTTATTGCTCTACCCATCAAACTTAAATAACATTTTTCAATATCTTCTTTATCAGTAGAATATGAGTATCCTAAATTTCCGTGGGAAAGGATTGGTTCTCTATTAACCCTCATCTTGTGTATTAATGATTGGACCCCGATGTGATTTATATTAAATAAATCTTTAAGACTATCACCAGTGATTTTCTTTTCTTTGTTCTCTTTGAAAAATTCTAACATTAGTTCATACATAATTTTATTTGTTTTTTTTTATATAAGAAGCTACTAATCTTCTCATTACTTTACTTGGGATTGTATCTTTATTATCACATACAAATTTGAATTCATCCCACATTGTTTGTTTGATTCTAAATCCTTTTAATACTTTGTTTTCCATCGTTCTTTTGTTTTTTGTTGTTCCTTTTGTTATACTATATATAAACATTTTTATATGAAAAGTCCATTTTTTCCATCTTTTTTTCATTTTTATCGTAATTTATTTTTATTCTAAATAAGGCATAAAAAAAACCCATCAACAATTTTAATAGGTTTAAGGTTCATTTTATATGGTTTGGATATATTCTATATCTTTAATAAGATAATTGATCTGGGATAAGATATGTATTAAAAATCAAAATCCATTTCATCATCAGTTGGTGGTGGATTACCAAGAAATTCTGTATCGATTATATGATACATTTCTTGGTATGATTCTGCCATTGGTTTTCTATCTAATAATCTTTGTTGGTTAAACACAAATAAGAAACATTCTTCATATGACATTTCATATCTTTTCATTATATCTGGGATTTGTAGATTTTCTTTTTTAATCTTACAATATGTTATTAATGTTTTATTACTTCTATTATCATTATATACATCAAGTATATCATCAAAAGAGTGTGTGTTATATGGTCTTATTGCTTCTATTATCATAACTGATTTTTATTTTTATATATTAAAAAAAAATCTCCATTTTAATTGGGTTGGAATTAAAGATGGAGATACACTAAATTATGAACTAAATAGTATCTTATATACTACAGAAAAGATATAAAGTTTTACTTTAATCTTTGTTCCATATATATTTGAAAATCTGTAAGTTTTTCCAAAAGATTATCTTGTTTAACCATTATAGCTTTATGTTCTAAAGAATCATCTTTTATTATATCTTCGAATTTTTTATCATTTACTTTAATATGAGTTTCCATTCTTTCTTTTAGATTTTGTAATTGAACGTCAATTTGTTTAATTTTTACTTGGGTATTATTCCAAGCGACCATAACTACTGTAATGTTTGCCATAAAAATCCCAAACATTGTCAATATATCTACCCATTGTAAAGGCTCCATAACGTATTTTAATTTTTTTTTTAAGTATTATTATATAATCTACTAATTTCATTATTACTTAAAGATCTATTATATAAAATTAAATTACTCAATTTCATATCATCTGTCCATTCATTAGTATTATTCCACTTACCTATGATAATTTTATCAGCTGGTAAATTCGCACTATCGGGTTCTTTTCTTAAAAATGTCCCATCAATCCACAATGAAGTCCAACCATCAATTCTATTATATACTATATGGTGCCACCCAGTAGTCATTGCACTTCCAGGTCTAATTAATCCACCAGAAGAACCAGTTGTGTTTAAAATGACTTCGTGATATTCATTTAAAAAACAATTCCACCTATTAAAAACTGAACCCAATGCCCATATTCCTTTAACTCTATCAACAGGTCCAGCTGGAACATAAGTCCAAAATGAAGCAGCTATATCAGTAGTTCCTGTTATATCGTGGTTATAATCACTTACTAAAGATACTCCACCTACTAATGCCTTTTCTTCTCTATCCAAATGATCTTCTGTATAAGTAGTATAAGTTGTTCCTGTTACTCCATTAATTAAAGAATCATCATCTCTCCAAACCTCTAATGTTTTACATACTTTACTATAATTATCATATGGGAAATCACCACCTCTTTCTATCTTTGGATCTGATAAGTCCTTACTAAACGGGAACCAATATCTCATACCAGTCCATTTGTATCTATGGTTTTGTGTATTTTCTTCTGTCCCATTATTTATCAATGGATCATTAAACCAAGTTTCAAAAGTATGTCCCCGTTTGTGTCCAACAAGTTCAGTTACTTTGAAATTATAATTATCTCCGTGATTATTCCCTATGATTTGATTTATTGTATAACCAGTGAGAGTGTAATAACTATTTGAACCTGATGTATTCCCTGATGTATTTTCTATGACATTATCCAGAAAGGTAGTCCCAGAAAACATATCTATTTTAACTGGTGATGTTCCTTCCCACCAAATAGTAAGTTCACTATCCCAACCAGTATTGATAAAATTATTATTAGTCCATACATCTTTAGTATCTTCTATATCAAATAACATAACTTGATCATATCTATCTTCATTATATATTACCTTACCATTTTCTGTTAAATATACATATCCATTACCCATAATTTCTTTTATTGATTTTTAGAAAATATCCCATTTGAAGTGAAAGTATGTATATAATATCCTCCGCTTGTTGTGATTGTTCCTCCTGTTGCTAATTGAGTCGGTGATTTGTAACGAAGAATCACTATACCAGAACCTCCTGTGGTTTTAGTGCCATTAAGTCCACCACCGCCACCACCACCACCGGTATTGGGTTCACCATTTTCCATATTTGGGAATCCATCTCCACCACCATGTGTTCCTGTGCCATATATACTATCTCCTGTTGATCCACCTCCACCACCACCATAGTAGGTGTTAGTTCCGCTTATATTTGATGATATACCAATTCCACCATTTCCACCATTTTTATCAAATGGTTCTGTTGCGTTATCTCCATTTCCACCGGCTCCGCCTCCACCACCACCAGCACCACCATTGGAATTCCCACCATTTCCACCAACACTACCTATACCACCTATCATATTAGGAACTCCGGCACCACCACCAGAAGCACCATTTCCACCATCACCATTGTATTCTCCACCATGACCGCCTCCTATGGATGTTACATATGAACCAACAATACTACTACCACCATTTGAACCATCCGAACCTATCCCGATAGTTATTGTTATATTATCATCTCCCCAATTTTGATTTTCTAAATAAGATACTTGACCGCCGCCGCCGCCGCCTCCAATTGTTCCTCTTCCACCACCACCAGCACCGACTGATAATATATCTAAACCTATTGTTTTTTCTATTACGATATAAGTGTTCCCAGTTAGTAATAATTTATTTGTTATATCATTATAATATATTTCTGCCATTATTCTATTTTATTTTTTATGCTGATGTTGCTGTTAAAGTTGAACCAACTATCGTTATATTGTATAAAGTTCCTGTTGTGTTATACATTTGAAAAACACTACCAGTTCCAGGGTCAGTTGATATTAATAGATTTGGTGTAGATAAAACATCACCACTATAAGTAAGGTCCGTATCACTTGTTATACCACTTAAAGTGCCATCTAATCCTGATGTTCCTGAACTACCATCTGTTCCTGAAGTTCCTGAACTACCATCTGTTCCTGAAGTTCCTGATGATCCATAGAAATTTCCATCAACTCCCGATGTTCCATCTGTTCCTGATGTTCCTGATGTCCCTGTTCCACCTCCACCTGTATAACCAGATAAATTCACTCTTAGAGCATTTTTCGTATCATCATAAACCATATTTAATACATCGGTCCCTGATCCATAATCATATACATTCAAAGTTTCCCCTGAATATACACTATTTAATATCTTTGTTGTTGAATATAAATTTCCCATTGTTCCTTTTGTTTTTTTTTTAACACAATCTAAAAGATTGCGAACTTATCTATATATATAATTTATTATTTTTAACTATTTGCTACTATCATATTATTTGTATCCAATTGCATTGCTACTGGTTGATTTACAACCGTAGCTGCACCTGTGGAATTATCTGTCATATCAAACATACCAGTAGAAACGTGAACTCCATGCACTATTGAAGTA